AACGGCTCGCCGGTCTCGTCGTAGGCGACTAGCCAGTCGAGGCCGAGCTCGACGAGCTGCTCGGCGATCACACCGTGCTCGAGGATGCCGTTGGAGTCGATCGCGGCCTTGTAGTAGAACTGGACGATCTCGATCGCGAGAACCGCCTGGATGTTCGGGGCGAACGTCTTGATGTCCTTCTTGAACCGACGCGATGACGGTGCGACGGCGAGGCGACCGTCCGCGCCGAGGTAGGCGGTGAGGCCACCACTGACACCGTTGGCGCGGCCATGCGGGGAGTAGATCGGCACCGAGCCGAACTGGCCGTCTGAGAGAGTCCGGTAGCCGCTTAGGTCGGGGATGTCGACGAAGCGAGCGAGGGTGGTGGGGAACGCGACACCGGGAGCCTCCCACGCGATGATCCCGAAACCCGGGGACGTGAACTTGAGCCCACCAATCGCGTCGTGGGCGACATCGAGGTTGTCGCGCGCTGCGGCTGCTGTCGTGGCCCCGGTGCCACCCTTGGCGACCGGCTGCGTCCCCCCGGCCTGTGTGGCGATGTAGTCGCGGGTGCGGTTGATCTCCTCCCACCCCTGCTTGACCTTGCCGGGCGAGCCGGTCGCGCCGGAGGAGGGCACGAGGGCCATTCCTGCTGCTGCTGCTGCGTCTCCGATTGCCATTGTGTGTCCTTCCGTTAGGGCGTGTAAGTCGCCCAGTCCTTCGTCGCTGTGACGCTGATCCAGTCGAGCGCCGGGTCGGCTCCGATCCAGTCGTCGGTCGAGTAGTCGATGAGGCCACGCGTGGCGACATCCATGAGCCCGTCGGGGATGGTGAACGCGATGCGCGCGGCGATGCCGGTCTGTGTGGGAGCGGCGGGCACGGTGGCGGTCGTGTACTGACCGGGAGTCGCGGCGAGGTCGGCGACCGCACCGAGGGCGAGCACGCGGCCTCGACCGTTCATGCGACCGAGGATCGCTGCTGCTGCGCCCGGCCCCGCGTAGGCACGCTCCCACTCGACAGTCGTCACCTTCGTCGAGGTGCCGGCTGCGTCGTAGGCGGTCTGTGTGGCACCGGTGGCGTCCGTCCATGTGTACTTGACGACGACGCCAGTGGCCCAGTCTCCGCCGAGGTCGATGTCGTCGACACCATGCACGAGGTTGATTGCCTCGGCGACGCTGATCGTGCCGTCGACGGTGTAGCTGTTGGAGTCGACGAGACGCCACACGCGCAGCTCGTCGCAGAAGAGGCGGAGCCCGGCCTGCTGCACGAGGGGCTGTAGGAAGTCCCACGATGCTTGCCCCGGCTCACGGTCGAGGAGTGTGAGCGGCCTGGTATCGAGGCGGGTGCGGGTTGAGGCGGATGCGTGCGCTGTGCCCGCCCATGCGTACGTGTAGAGGGTGTCGGTGGTGGCACCGTCGAAAAAATCGAAATCGTGTACGCCAGTAACAGGTGAGACTCGAAGGCCGGTCATGTCGAGGGTTGCACCAGTCGTGAACGTTCCGACTATGTTGAACACGCGCACGGTCATCTTGTCGACGGTGGCGGCAGCGGTGAACTGGAATGTTAGCTGCTTCCAGACGTTCGCCGTGAGTGGCACGGCGACTTCGATGAGGTCTTGCTGCTGGACGTTCGCGGCGTTGTAGGTGAGACCGTCGAGGCCCGCCGAAATTCCGGTGTTCGAGGTGCGCACCCAAACCGAGATCGCGTAGACCGTACCGGCGACGAGCGGAATTCCGGCACGGTCGACGAGCATAATCATGGCGAGGGGTGCGGCATTGGCTGCCAGAGTGGCGCGAAAGAACGTCGGCGCGGCGGCGTTCGGGCCACCGGTGGCAACACGGGCGAGCGTGGCTGCTGTGCCAGCATTCGACCAATCAGTTGTGTTGACTCCGACCCGGGGGTTGCGGACGACGTTCGTGGCGTTGGCGGTGCGCGTGTAGTCGGCGTCATCGGTCCCCGCGGCCAATGATGCGCCGATCGTGGCGAGGACGAAGTTGCAGATCGCGCGGAGGGAAGACTCGTAGGCGTAGGCGGCGGTCGAGACTGTCGTTGCGATGAGGCCGTCGTCGATGAGGCGGGCCTCGTCCGTGCGGAGGGTGAGGATCGTATCTCCGGTGTCGTGGTCGAATGTGCGGGCGTGTAGGAGGAGGTTGAGGCTGCGGTTCTGTGTCGCCCTGGCAGGGGCTTTCCACTGTTGCGATACGGCGAGGGCGACGCGAAGAATGTTGCGCGGGTCGATGAGTTCCGCGTCTGTCTCGGCTGGGGTGTGGATGCGTAGTTGCACCTCGCCGTAGGGTGCCCTCGTCTCGTCGAGGACGACCTCAGCCGAGACCACCTTCAACGACAACGGCGGAGACGATTGAAGGGTTGCGGTGATCGTCTGTAGGACTACGGGCGAAGTCACGCGGCGACCTCTTGGAACTCAACTCGCACAATCCCGAGGACGAGCGAGTCGGGGTCTAGCTGAATGCCGACATCGCCGGAGACAACGAAGCTCATGTTGACCTCCGGTGTCGTACCATCCGAGACCGTCCACACGGCTCCGGCTGCGAGGGCACCCTCGAACTCCTCGGCGTCCGTGAGGGTCGGCCAAAGTGTCGTGAGTGTTCCCGAGCGGAGGTCGGAGGGCTGTAGGGCGATGGCGGGCGAGTTGGTGCCGATGATCGAGTGCACGAATGTCCTGGAGGCGCGTGCGGCCTCGAACCCGTTGACCACGATGGGCGTGTAGTCGTCGGTGCCGTCGTTGAATGTCGTCATTGGATTTTTCTTCCGTAGGCGTCGACGTTGATTGCCTTGATCTTGAGCGGGGTCTTGTCGAGCTCCCGCTGCGCGTCGGCGAGAAGCTTGGCTGTAGGGATCGGGTCGATGACCGGAGCCTTGACCTTGAGTGCGTCGGCGGCGTCGAATTCCTTCTGAACGGTCGTCGAGTACTCGGCGGAGTTGGTCTTGCCGGCCTCCGTCCAAATGCGGTTGAGCTCTGCCTTCTGGTCGGGTGCGGCACCCTTGTAGCCCTGGAGGAACGAGGCTGCGGCATCCTGTCCCTGCGACTCGAGGAACTTCTTAGCCTCGGGGCTGAGGTCGGCAGTGTTGAGAGTGTCCTGGTAGTCCTTGAGGGCCTGCTCGCGCTGCTGCATCGCCGTGATGTAGGCGGCGGTGTCAAATACAAGGGTTTCCTTGTTGATATAGGTATCGACGGCACCGGCGGCGTCATCATAGGCACCGTCGACCTGCCCGATTAGGTCGGCCTTGAGTTGCAAGTCGGTGAGGCCGGCTGCGGCGGCTACCTGTGCGGCCACGGCGGCGTCCTCGAGGAGCTGCTTCTGGTCGGAGAGAGTCGTGTTGATGCCGTCGAGCTCGACACCGTACTTTGCGGACTCGGCGGCGGTGGCGCTGTACGCGGCTGCTGAGTCGGCGTCGACAGAGGCGCGGTAGCGCTCGTCCTCTGCGTCTTTCAGCTTCCTGTTCGTCGCGAGCAGGTCGTCGAGTGCCTTTCCGCCTTGCTCGTAGGCCGTGACGACATCCTTGAATGGGACGCCGAGGGTCTTGGCGATGTCCTTTAGGTCTTTGAGGTTGGTCTTGGAGTCGTCGGTCTCGGTGGCGAGCTTGGAGATGTCGTCGACGATCGAGGAGAAGGAGCGCTTGCCGGTGTTGCCTGCGTCGATGAACTGGCCGGTGAGCTCGGCGACCTTCTGCCTAAACTCCTCCGACTTCTCCTCACTGAGACCGAGAGAGCTAGTGATGAGGCCGACGCCTGCGGCGCCTGCGACGGCGGCGAGGAGCCCGGCTGGACCGAGGAGCGGGCCGATGGAGGCGATGAGCCCGCCGAAGGTGCCCTGGATGCCGGAGGCGAACGAGGTGGCGGTGCCGTCGAAGCTTGAGAACGTCTCGGAGGCGTTGGCGAGGGCCTCCGCCTTAATCTCGGTGAGACCGGCCTTCGTGTTGGTCGTCGTCTCGGAGTTGGCCTGCTTCTGTGCCCTCGACGACTTGTAAGCCTCGTCGCGGATCGTCTGTCCGAGCTCCTTGTAGTCCTTCTCGAGTGCCTCCGTCTTGCGGGAGGCGTCCTTCATCGAGTCCTCGAGCTTGTCTCCCGCGTGGTCTCCCTCGCGGGCTACGTCGTCGAGTGCGTCCTCGACTCCCTCGAGGGGCTTGATGACGCCGGACTTGATGCCCTGCGAGAAGTCGCGTGTATCCGAAGCGATCGGAATGCTGATGCCCTTGGAGGCCAAGGTCTACCTCCCCTCGAACTGTTCGTAGAAGGTGCGGACGGTCGTCTGGACCCACAACGCGGCAAGGCGCGGGATGACACGGGCGGCGGCGGGGTAGACGACGTAGCCCTTCATGTTGCGGGGGCGGAACTGCGCCCTGGTACGCCGGCGCACCTTGAACGAGCGACCCTTGGTGCTCGTCGCCGTGTACGTGCGGGCGAAGGTTCTGTCGGCTCCGAACTCGACGTTGTGATAGATCTCGGAGGGCTTGGCTCCGCCCGCGAGGGACTTGCCGACCGTGGCGGAGCTGAGGATGACGTTCTGGTCGCTGACTGCGGCGCGTCCTGTGTTGGCGAGCACCCTCACCTCCGTCCTGGTCATGGATTCCTCTGCTAGTGCCTTCTGCCACTCGGGCTGGATCATCTCTTTCGTGGCGCGCCGAACCTGCTTGGCCAACTCCCGATCCATGCCCTTCATCGCGAGGATGGTGGCCTGAATGTCCTTGGAGCTGAAAGCGCTGATCCGGAGCGCCACGAGCTGCTACACCGCGGGTACGAGTACCGGGCGACCCTGCACTCCGAGGCTGACCGTCGCGACGGCCGTGGTGTCGACCGCGCCGCCGATCGAGCCGGGCGTGATGACGAGTGTGGCGGTGAAGCCTGCCCCACCGGCCTCGGGCTCGAACACTGCGGCGACGGACTCGCCCTCGTGCTCGAGGAGGTACTGGCTGAGTGAGTCGGGGGTCTCCCAGTCCTGAGCGAAGGAGAGGTTGCATACCCACGTCGCGCGTCCGACGTTGGTGAACACGGCGGTGGGCTCAAGGCCCTTCCATGTCGTCGACGTTGCGGTCGGGACGAACTCGACGGCGGAGACGTGCTTCTGGTAACCGTCGAGGCCGAGGGTGAGCAGGGCGTTTGTGAGGGTGATGGGTGCTACTGCGATCGTGGCCATGGGTTTACTCCTTCTGAGTGGTTACTTCGAGGGTGATGTCGTAGCCCTGATTGGTGGCTCCAACAGTGACGCGCTTGGCCTCGGTCCAAGTAAGGTTCTTGATTCCTTCGATGGCATGTACGAGGTCGATGATCTTGTCGTCGAGGTCGTTCTCGACGGGCTCAGGGTCTGTGCCTGGCACAACGATGGTGAGGACGTACTCGGCGACGTTCAATCCGGTAGGTGCCGCCGGTGAGCGCTTGAATCCTTGGAGCTTGAGCAGAATGACGGGATGTTTGGCACCGAGCTCGTCGAAGTTCGATTGATAGGGGATGAAGTTCCACGCCTTGGGGAGCTTTTTCGTTATCTCGTCGATGACGTAATTGCGGATGCCCATTAGCGGACCACCGGCTTTCCGGAGGCGGGACGCAACACCTGTTTGACCATCCAGTCGAGCGGAAACGGACGGATGACGAAGTCTTCCTCGCCGATGCCGCCAGATGACGGGTCGACACGGCCGGCGTTCCAAAGATTCCTGGACTGCATGAGCTGCCCCTCGCGATAGTTGGCGGGGACGGGTGCATCCGCGGCAAGCGTCGGTGCGTAGGCGAGCACCTGCTGCTTGGCGAGGTCGAGTATCTGCGCCAGGCGCGCATCGTCGCTCGGTGCATCTCGCCAGACTTCGCGAGCACCGTCGACGGTCATCCATCCATCTACGAGCTGCGCAACGATGTACACCGGGGCGAGCCGTTCGAGCGCGTCGACACCGTTGGAGAGGATCACGGCAAGGCTGTAGATGCCGGGGGTCTCAAAGATGGTGTGGCTCGGCCACTCAATCATGACTTCGCCTTCCTCGGTGAAGTCGACGAAGAACTCGGCAGATACGAGAAGTCCGGCCGGGTCACGAACGTCGACGGCGGAATCCGCGGCATTGAAATTCGTGAGGTCGATCGGCTCGCCGTTTCGGGCAGGCTCGATCACGATGTCCTCGACGGGGATGTCCCCTACGTAGTACGCCATGATCGAGCCTGCCCTAGCTGCTATACGAGGCGGAGCAGGGTTGCGGTGCCGTCGGCGACGGTCGCGCCCACGCTTGGAGCGGTGGGTGCGGATGCGCCCGACGTTCCGGCGATGGTGACGCGGTAGACCACGGCACCTGCCTTGATGAGACGCCCGGCCGGGTAGGCGGTGGTGTTGGCGCGGTCCTGTGGGGTGCCGACGACCTTGACGGCCTCGGGACGCACCTGGAACTCCTGAAGGTATCCGTGGATTGCGCGGTCGATGCCGCCCTGGGCGATGTTGAGCGCGTCGATCCAAAGCGGACCGCCAGCGAGCTCGTCAAGCTCGAGCGCGTAGTCGGCGCCAGCGAGCGCGGCCGGCGAGCCCGTGATTCCGTTGTCGCCGTTGACGAGAATGACGTCGCCTGCCTTGAGGTCGGAGTGGTCGAGGTTCCATGAGAACTTGAGGAACTCGGGGATGTGCTCGAACGGGGTGAAGTCGATTGCCTCGGCTGCCTCATCGTTCACGATCACGAACGTCGCCTTGTCGCGACGCTTGTCCGCCTTCGCCTTGTTGACGGCTCGAATGGCCTGCATGACGATTCCGAGGGCGGTCGGGTAGGTAGCCGGGATGGCGGCCGACACGGCGATCGGGTTACCTGCGAGTGCAATCCACGCGAGGCGAGCCCACTCGTCCGACCACACGAGGTGGTCTTCCTTGATGAGCGAGAAGTAGGTGGCGAGGACTTCTGCACCCCCGGGAAGGTCCACAAACTCGCGAGCGATGTCGTCACCGAATGCGAAGCGGTGAAGGGTTGAAGTGAACGGGTCGGTGAATCCGGTACCGCTGCCGATCGCCGCCTTGTTGCCAGCCCACTCGCCGGTCGAGGCGTAGGAGTCGACGGGAGAAGCGGACGTGCCGCGGTGGACCTTGTATCCCTTCTTGCCCTCGGCGGTGATGTCGGTTCCGGTCTTGGCGAGCGGCACGTAGATACGCTCGTAGCCGATCCCCTGGTTGAGCTGTCCAACCCAGTTGGGCTGGATGGCCGCGCCGCCGACTGGGAGCGAGTTCGTGCCCGAAATCTTGACGTCGGACAACGCAGCCGTGAGCGTGCTCGCGATCTGCTCCGGTGCACCACCAAGAAGGGTGCTCGTTGAGGCGAGGAGTGTCATGTCCTCGTTGGTGGCCTGACGGACCTTCGCCCGGTTCATGGCCGCGAATAGGTTGCGCAGGTCGACGGGACGCTGCTCGGTGGTGACGGGCGCCTTGCCCGCGTTCAGGGTGTTGGGCACGCCCACGGCGTCCTCCTCGGGGGTGGCCGGGACTTCGCCCGGCGTGGTTTCCTCGACAACGGTTGTCGTCGTGGTGGTCTTCTCGGAGCCGTCTGGTGCGGCCTCTGTCTTGGTCTCGACGTCTTCGACGCGGTGCCATGTGACGCCGTTCTCGTCGACAAACTCGTTCTCGGTGTGCTCGGTGGTCGACGCCGGTTCTTCTGCCGGTGCTTCTTCTGTGTCGGGCACGACTGGGGTGTCTGCTGCGGCGGCGAGGAGTGTGGCAGAGGGGAACGCCGGCGATTCGACGAGCGCAGCTCCGAACACGCGGCCGGAGATGGCCTTGCCTGCCTTGATGACGACGTCGCGGGCTTCGACGGAGACGTGCCGGCGCTTCCCGTTCGGATTCTTGGCGTCGGCGTATGCGTCGCGGCCTTCCTTCGTGTTCGCGAACTTGAAGGTGGCGAGCATCGTGTCTGCTTGGTCCTTGAGCTGCTTGAACGCAGCGACCGGCTGCTCGCGCTTATGGTCGAGGTTTACGGCCATGCCGGTGAGGTCTTCGGGGATGGAGAACGCGCCGGTGTCGACGGCGAATTCGCCCAGGTTGGATCGGCAGCGTTCGCCGTGCGGGACGAGAGCGTATGTGAGCTCGTAGTTGCCGTCGTCGGCTGCTAGAAGTGTGCCGGCGTCGAATTGGATTTCAGCCATGGATCAGTCCTCCACTCGGGGGCCGGTGGGAACCGGCAGGTTGTCGGCCGAGTACTTCTCGAACCGGATGCGTGTTCCGCGGGGCACCATGTCGTCGAGCGACATGCGGTGCACGATTGGGTCGGTCCAGAAGGGCAGATCGAACTCGTAGAAAGCGTTCGCCTCGCCCTCTTTCGTCGAGTAAGTGAGCGAGTCGATGCCGATGGTGCCGTCGAGCATGGCGGCGCGGACGTTGAGGAATGAGCCGACGTCAGTGCGTATCGCGTTGCGTCCTTCTACGAACAGTTCTGGCTTGAGCTCGCCGTACACTTTCGGCTCGACACCCGCCGGGGTTGAGCCGATTGCGCCATTGGGGCTTGTACGCGCCACTGCCCACGAGTCGACCATCTCGGTTACTTCGTGCTCTTCCATCTCGTCGGTGGTGCGATGGAGGTCGATCATTGGAATTGGGTTCTTGGCCCGTCCTACCCATGAGTCCTCGACGGAGAGTGCGCCCCGGAGAGTGCGCCTGCCTACGTTGAGAAGTCCCTCGAACGGCGAGTTGATGAGCATGTAGCGGTCTTCGGCGATCGCGATGCCATCGACGAGAATTGCGGGTTGCCCATTGAACTCCCCGATCGTCCAGGCGGAGGTCGGACACCACTCCGCGTTGAGGATGGGACGGCGACCATCGGCGGATGGCGCTCCGCGCTCGAGGAGCCAGAGCGAGAGGCCGTAGAAGATCAAGTCGTCGACGGTCCATGCCATGCGCTCGTAGGGCGAGACTGGACCGCTCGTGCGGTATAGCCATGTGAAGTCGGTTGTGATTTCGCTGTCGGTGCCGTCGGCGTTGGCTCGGATTGCCTTGAGCGGGTATTTGGCGATCGAGGAGACGAGGAGGTTGCGCGCCTTCGATACCGCGGGGATTGTCATTGCGATTTCTCGCGATAGCTGCTGGTTCTTGAGCTCCGCGCCAATGATGTCGTCGATGACGAACTGCGGCCACTCTGGAGCGGGCGTGTAGGGGTTGATCGGGAGTGACACTGCGTGCGTGACGAGGCGATGCGTGTTGCCTCGTAGCAGGTCTAGAACTCCCATGCACTGAGGGTCGTGGTGGTTTCTTACATCGGACGAATGTCGGCGTGTCTGCCCGTCCACACGGTGCGCCGCGTCGAAGCCGCCTTCGAGCCTGGGTGCACTCGCGACTCGTGCGAGCAGGCACTGTCGTGAGCAGCTCCCATCGTGAATGCGAACGCGAACCAGTAGGGGCATTCGCCGCACACGATGAGGATGCCGGAGGCTGACTTGTCGATCTTGGTGAGCACGCTCACTCTCCCATCACGGATTTGTTGGCCTGCCCGGTGCTGCGTGCGAAGTGTTGGTCCCAGTTGCGAAGTGCCCGGGTTGCTGCGTCGAGGCAGGCGATGTCGGCGCCCAGCTCGGCCGGGGTCCACAGCCATACGCCCTGGTCTCCGCGCACCTCGCGCTTGCCCGCGTACTTGACTGCGGCGTCGAGGCCCACCTGCCCTGAGTGGCGGATGGTGCCGCGCTCGAGGTCGCGGAGGAACTGCACGCACCCTGCGGCGGTCTCGCGGTACGTCTGCACGCGCATCTTGGGTTTCGGAGTGAGAACCTGCATCTCCGTGGCGGTGGCCTTGCCCTCGGCGATGTCGTCGTATGCGATCGTCGAGGAACGGTAGGTCGAGGTGAGGTGCTGTGCGAGCTTGGGTAGCCAGCTGGTGCCGGGCTTGTGCTCGACGACCTCGACGTAGGCGACTCCGGCGCTGTTGCGCCATGCGGCGGCGACGGCGGCGGACGCTCCGCCTGGCTTGATCGACATGCCGAACGCGACGCGGGCAGGGCGTGCCGGCTTCTTCACGAGTCGGCCGGCGGTCCAGAGCTCGTCGTTGATCGCGGTGGTGCCGTAGGACTCTGGCCAGAGCGACAGGTACTCACGAGCCCACTGCGGTCGACCGAACGTGGGAGAGCGATAGTTCTTGACCATCTTCTCCATGTTGGTCAGGGTGTCGACGCCGGGGTGGGTTTCGCGGAGCAGTTGCAGCGCGGTCTCCTCGTTCTCGATTAGCTCCCACGGTGTGAGCTCGTCGATCGCGTAGTCGAGGCCACCCATCTCCGGGTCTCCCGATCGGAGTCGGTTGACGTAGTTCCAGAAGGGCCCGACGCGAGCCTCGCCCGCGGTGCCCGAGACGATGATCGAGGAGCCGGGCTTGGTGTCCTGGAGAGGGATGATCGCGGCGAGGAGATCGGCACCGTCGAGCGGGTCGATCTCCTGAGCCTCGTCGATCCACGACACGTCTGCGGCCTCGCCACGGTAGGCGTCGGCGTCAGGCTTGAGCACGAGGAACGTCGATCCGTTGTCGAAGTAGATGCCCTTGCCGACCTCGCCGCGAAGGATGCGAAAGCCGCGCCGGTGTTGCTCTGGGGCGTGCACGAGCTCGTCGCCGAAGAGGGCGAGTTGTCGTTGTTGAACCTTGGATGCGCGGGGCCGGCCGCGCATCCAAGGAGGTAGTTCCTGATCGTCCGGCGGGTTCATCGCGTCGAGGCGCTGCCCCCACTCGCGCAGTCGGCGGCTGCCGGCTACTCCGTTCTGGGCTGAGAAGGTGACCTGGTATCCCGGGCGTGCTAGACAGCGCCCGAGGAGCATGAGGAAGATCGACGTGGTCTTTGACCCGCGCCTTGGTATTTCAACTACGTAGGAGTCGAGGTTGGCAGAGAGCGTGTCGGCGATGAGGAGCTGCTGAGGTTGGACTGTTCCGAATGGTCCTGGCTCTCCGAGCTCGAAGCCGTAGAGCCGGGCGGCGGTTAGAAACTCAACCCTTGCTCGTTCGTTATCAGATGGTTCCGATGCGAACCTGGGCGCGATCCCGCGCGATCTGATCTCATCCCATTTGTAGAGAGAGAATTCCTTGCTGCCCACAGGCGGAGGTACGGACGACTCCTCAAAAAACGCGGCCATCGCGCTCACCACAACGTCACCATGCCCGAACCAACTGCGTCGATGGTGGCGAGGTACTTGTGCTTGGTCTCGACATGTCGGCGTCCCTCGTCGATGATTATCTCGACGTTGTCGCGCCAGTTGTTCTCGACGATGACAGTGGCTGTGCCTCGACCATCGAGGTATCCGACGCACAGCACGCGGCGACCCTCGCTCACCATGGCCTGATGTCCCTCGATGCTTGGCGGCGACCGTTGGTGATCGCTGCTCCGAGGCGACCACCTGCGACCTGGTTGCATCGCTTCTTGCAGTTCGGGCACCAAGCGTGTGATGGGCCGGTGTTGCCGATGGTTGGCTTGCCTCCGAGTGCGGCGTCGAGGCGGTGGCCTACCTGCCACTTGTCGGTTGGCATGACCGGGCAGGGGCAGTTGATGCAGGGCAACGGGAGGCGTGGTGCGATCTTCTCGCGGAGCTTGGGGCTGTGTGTTGTCCAGCGCTGTGCGCGGTGGTGCTTGCTCATTGCTGCTCCTCGCTGGGGTAGGCGACCTCGAGTGCCTCGACGAGCTTGTCGAGGACGATCGCTAGTCCTGGCTCGCCGCCGTCCTTCTTGAGCCTCGATGCGAGCTTGGCGATGTCGATGATGTAGGCCACTTCTGTAGGCATCACGGGAGGATCACCTGCCACTCGTCGCGGGGTAGTCGAACGATGCTGTTCCAGCGAGCGACGATCCAGTGCTGGTCATCCGCGTTGATGTACTGGCCGCGCTCGGTCACTGGCACCCAGCCGTCTGCGGTGGGCACCCACTTGACGAGTTCGATGACGTTGCCCTGGTCTGATGGGTAACCGACGTAGGGCAGGTTCTTGGTGCGTGACCTGACGCGTTTGGCTGGTGCTCCGTAGTTGCTCATTGCTGCGCCTGAATCTCTTCGAGGAACGTCTTGGTGGGGCATCCGTAGAGGCAGTAGCGGCCTTCGATCGTGAGCTCGTGACCCTGTGTACAAGTCGGGGCTTTGATCGCGATTTCCTCACGCGCGACGATGGTTGGGCTGGGCAATTGCTTAATTAGGTTTAAGTGGGTGGTTTGGGGGGCGCTGTCGCCCCCCGTACCCGGGGCGCTGTCGCCCCCGGGGGGCGTTATCGCCCCCCCTGTGAATAACTCGTGTTCGAACGTCGTTTCGACGCTCCTCGACGTGCGGTGATTGGTCGTCCGATCGCAGTCGTGAGGGCACGTCAGAAGGAACTTGTAGAGGTTCGGTCGGCGCTCGTCGGCGGTGTTGTGATCGCCTCCGCCCTGGATGATTCGTCGCACCTCTCCGAGCTGCTCTAGGCGGTCTACAGCGCGCCGAACGTTGCGGCGGTCAATGCCTCCGGCGTACTTGCGTAGCGTCGCCAGCGACGGCCACGCGCCGCCGTCTCCGTCGTGGTTGGCGATGCCGAGCAGCACGAGTTTCGCGGTGCCAGTGGCCTTCGAATGATGAAATGCGATCGTGATCGACTCGATGCTCATGGCATCCCCCAAGCGACGATGAAAAGCCACACAGCGACGGACAGCGTGAGCGATGTGACGACTAGGAGGGCGAATACCACTCCTCGGGCGTCCATGGTCAGGCGGCTTCGATGAGCGTGGCGAAGAACTCGATGCCTGCGGTCTCTCGCTCGGTGATCCAGTCTGAGAATTTCGTCGTGACGCGCTCACGCGCGACATCACGCAGGTTCCGCCGAAACGACTCCGGTGTCGAGGCGGCCTCGAGCACGACCAGGATCTCCGCCTTGGACTCCGGCAACATGGCGGAGGCGTAGGCGTCGGCGTCGGCGTCGGCGTAGGCGTAGGCGTAGGCGGAGGCGGAGGCGGAGGCGGAGGCGGAGGCGGAGGCGGAGGCGGAGGCGGAGGCGGAGGCGGAGGCGGAGGCGTCGGCGTAGGCGTAGGCGTCGGCGTAGGCGTAGGCGTAGGCGTCGGCGTAGGCGGAGGCGTCGGCGTAGGCGTCGGCGAACTTGGCCACGAGGTGTGGCCTGAGCCATTCGATGAACGCTGCACGCTTCTGCGCGTGGATCGCCTGGTGCTCGCGCTTGATCTCCTTCACGACCACGAGCGCAGCTGCATCTGTGGCGCGATCGGTGATGGGGTCGAGATCTCTGAGCGCTTTCGCCTGGTCTGTGAATCCGATCTGATCGAGCCACGAGGGCAGGTGCGTCCTGACCAAGTAATCCGCAGCCAGCCAGCCACGTCGTGTGTCCTTGCCGTCACCAACGGTGTTGAGCAGCTGAGGCAGGTACTTCTTGAGCTCCTGCCGTCGCTCGTCGCCCAGCTGGTCATTCAACCTGCGCCCGTAGGCACCGAGTACGGGCGAGACACACTGAGGGTGATCGCTGAACTTCTCTCCCGCGATGAACGATGCTGCCTCCAGCAGGCACATGCCGGCATCTGGCGTTTCGTGCCCATCCTTCGCGAGAAATAGCTGGTTGATGTCTATCGAGATCATTTGCTGCCTTCCGGTACTAGGGCCTCAATATGGGCCGCGTCGAAGAGGAAGGCACCACGGATGCCTGGCAGCTTTACTGCCGGTGTTAGAGCACCACGGTCCACCATGCGAGAGATTGTCGATGGGGCCACCTGAAGCATTCGGGCTGCCTCAGCTGTCGTTACGGTGCCTTCCATGGTGTGAGCTTCGCACAATGTACGACGACGCACAACATTACGCACAGGCGTGTTGTGCAAGCGCACAAGGTTGTGCGAGAATTGCGCGCATGACGATGGTTAACGCACATGGTGTCGATGCCTACGCTTTTACGCTGGGGGATCGCATGAAGAGGTCGGCGAAAGTAGCCGGCCTAAGCCGCTACGCGCTGGCGGAATATCTCGACGTGACTCCCGAGACGGTGAGCACGTGGACGAATGATCGCATCAAGCCGTCGACGCAAACGCTGCGTCTTTGGGCTCTCAAGACGGGCGCTCCGTACGCCTGGCTTGTGAGTGGTGAGTGGACCCCCCGGGACTTGAACCCGGAACCCACTGGTTATGGGTCGGCAGTCCGTCCGACTCGCCTAGTGTCGCTGCGAATCGCTGCGTGAGTTCTAACCCTCTACGGGCTATATCCGAGGAAGGCGAGGCGCGCTCATACTCGACAATGCGCACCGAGCTAATAACTCCCGAGGCATGGACTCCATGGCTCACCGGGTATATGGCGTGGCAGGACGCCGCACGACGGCCTACCACGACGATCAAGCTGCGCAGCTACCACATACGCCGGTTCGCGCACTTTGTGCGCCTTCCTCCTGAGCAGGTGACCCTCGAGCACGTCGTCGCCTACATGGGACAACCGGGCTGGTCCCCGGGCTACTCGAGGTCGATGCGCTCGACGCTGCGCAGCTTCTTCCTCTGGGCTTACAAACACAACGGACTCGCGAGCAACCCTGCCGAGGATGCGCCCTCCGTCGTCACCACTCAGGGCAAGGCGCGCCCGGCTCCCGACGCCGCAATCAGCGCCCTAGCCACTGCCACCGACAAACGTGTCCGCCTCATGGGGAGACTCGGCAACGAGCTCGGGATGCGCTGCTGCGAGATCGCCCTGGTACACGCCGACGACGTGCGCGGTGAGCGTGGCCTACGATCCCTCCTCGTGCATGGCAAGGGCAACAAGGAGCGGCTGATCCCCCTGAGTGACGCTCTCGCGGAGTTGCTGCTCGCGCACGACGGCTATCTCTTCCCGGGGCAGGTCGACGGGCACCTCTCTGCCGCCTACGTCTCCAAACTTCTGTCGAGGGCAATGGGTGACACTGGCACAGCGCACCGTCTACGGCATCGTGCCGGCACGCGCTGGCTCCGAACGTCCGGAGGTAACCTCCGCGTCGCTCAGGAGCTCCTAGGGCACGCCAGCGTCGCTACGACGCAGATTTACACCCACGTCGACGACGACGAGCTGCGCATGGCGGTTATGGCTGCTTAGGTACGTTCGAGATCGCGACTCCGCCGGCCGCCGTAGTGAGCAGGGCGCTCGTGGCGACGAAGGGTACGACGAGCTCGGGGGCAATCACTGCGCAAAAGAACGCGGCGACCTGGCTTGCAATGGCGAGGCCGTACACGGCGATGCGAATCTTCGGGTGGTTCTCGAGCATGGTTTCTCCTATTGGTGAGTGAACAGACGGTCGAACAGGGCGATCGCGAAGGCCGATATTGCGACGATGCCGACTAGGACGGTGAGCCAGTGGATGCGGGGCTGCTGCTTTGACTCGAGGACCCTTATGGCGACCTCGTGCCGTGTGAGCGTGTCGCTGTGCGTTTGCTGCCGCTCGACCACGGGCGCGAGAGAGTCCTTCATGCTCTTCACGCCCTCTTCGATGCGCCCGACTGCGACGGCGAGCTCGACGTTCCACGCCGGTTGCTCCTCGCCCATTAGGCGCGCTTGAGGCCGAACGTGGCGAGGGTCTCCTCGTCGACACCTGCGATCGCTGCGAGGAGTTCCGCCTGTCGAGCTTTGGCGTTCGTCTCGATGTCGGCGGAAAGCTGCTCCGCTAGGGAGTCGAGGTTGACGCTCATCCCTGCTGTGCCGAGTGCCGCGATGATCGCCTCGAGCTTGTTGTTGAGGGCGGGGAACCACTTGTAGCCCTGCCCTGGCACAGCGAACTCCGGGAGCACCTCGCCACGGATCACGTTGATTATCGCGGGAGGGACATACCCGTAGGGCTGTACGAGCGCCTCGAACATGGCTCGCTGTTCGTCGTCGGTGAGTGCCATGAGGAATCCAATCGGTGTTGAGCCTCCGCCGGCGGGGGCGAGGGACGATATGACCTGGCGATTGCGGACGCGCACTCCAGAGGGGTTGATGTCGTGAATGTGTGGGCTGAGATGTGTCGAGGCGTAGCCGATGATCGTGCCCGTCGTCACCTGCTTGTTGTTGAGACCAATGGGGATCACGGTGAGATGGAGGACTTGAGTGAGCCACCCGTCCGCCTGGGCGATCGTGACCGTCTCACCGACGACCCGTGCACGCCCGGCGACCGGCGCATAGACCGGGTCTCCCCGGGGCACACGGAAATCGTCACCACCGTTGCGGCCGGCCTGCTTGTGGGCGTCCCAGTCGAAGATGTTCGGGTAGCTGATGAGTATGGCCACTATTCGCCGGCCGGGTTCTCTAGGGCGGTGAGGCGGCGCTCGTGGTCTTGGATGACGGGGAGCAGGGCGAGGGCGATCTTCTCGTAGTGCACGCCGAACGGCTCGCCGGTCTCGTCGTAGGCGACTAGCCAGTCGAGGCCGAGCTCGACGAGCTGCTCGGCGATCACACCGTGCTCGAGGATGCCGTTGGAGTCGATCGCGGCCTTGTAGTAGAACTGGACGA